ACCTATGGCAGCGGTACAGGCACGGGTTCACTACGCCATGAAGCAAGAGTTTAGGCTACTTAAAGCGATAGTAGCTGAATACGCCCCTGCGGAATACGGGTATGAACCGATACGTGGAGAAGTAACCGCAAGACAGGCCGATTATGCGTTAGTTGATGTAATACCCGTTAGTGACCCGAATAGTTCTACAATGGCTCAACGGGTAGTGCAGTACCAAGCAGTTCTTCAAATGTCACAAGCCGCCCCTCAAATCTATAATTTACCCCAATTACACAGGCAAATGATTGAGGTATTAGGGGTTAAGAACGCAGATAAACTTGTTCCAACAAAGGATGATGCAAAACCTACAGATCCTGTAAGTGAGAATATGGATGCGTTAGTTGGGAAACCGATGAAAGCGTTCATATATCAAGACCATGAGGCCCATATCGCAGCTCATCAGGCGTTTATACAAGATCCTATGGTCGCTCAGTCTATAGGTCAGAACCCGCAAGCTCAGTCTATAATGGCCGCATTACAAGCCCATATAGCAGAACATACTGGGTTTGAATACCGTAAGAAGGTTGAAGAGAAGCTTGGGGCACCCTTACCAGCACCTAATGCTGAACTATCTGAAGAAATGGAAGTGAATTTGGCCCGTGTAATAGCACAGGCTGGAGCGCAGGTATCTCAGGAGAATCAGCAACAAGCGGCGCAGCAGCAAATACAGCAGCAAATGCAAGATCCTATGGTGCAGATGAAACAGGCCGAATTGCAGCTTAAGGGGCAGGAAGCGCAACGTAAAGCTGAGAAAGATAAAGCGGATGTACAATTGAAGACCGCAGATCTTCAAAGAAAGGCCCAGAAAGACCAAGCAGACGCAGTTATAGATGCAGAACGTCTAGAAATTGATAAACAAGAGCTACAAATAGATGCCCAGAAAGAAGGGGCTAGGTTAGCTGCGAGTCGTAGGAAGGATAGTACTCAATTAGATTTGGATCTACTTAAGACTATTAAAGAGAACAAAAAGGATAAATAATTTATGGCTAAAACCGTCTTTGACGTGCTTAAAGAAAAAATCGAGGAAGATAAAGCCTCTGCATTAGAATTTCTTGGTGGTGGGGGAGCTAAAGACTACTCCCAGTACTCAGAAGTAACAGGTTTAATTCGGGGTCTACAAACCTGTTTAGGATACATAGACGACCTCTCGCGCAATTATTTGGAAGATGACGATGGCTAAAGCAGCAAAATCAGTGGAGACAATGGAGCAGGAGTTTGAGGAACAATTACCAAAACCTGTAGGTTATAGGGTGTTAGTAGCACTCCCTAATATTGAAGACACTTTTGATGGTTCTGATTTGATAAAGGCAAATACAACCAAGCATCACGAGTACATTATGTCCATAATAGGGCTTGTGATAGATATGGGAAATGAAGCCTATGGGGACAAAGAAAGATTCCCTTCTGGGCCGTGGTGTAAACAAGGTGATTATGTTATGTTTCGCGCTAATACGGGTACACGGTTTACCGTAGGTGGGCAGGAATACCGTTTAATGAATGATGACTCCATAGAGGCAGTAGTAACTGATCCTCGTGGTGTACAAAGAGCATAGGAGGTAAAACATGGCGTTTCAAAAAGTAGAATATTCATTTCCAGATGACGAAGAGAAAGAATCGGTGAACACAGATATAGAAATAGAAGACTCCGGTGCTATCGAAGTAGACATTTCAGGTAAGCCCCCTGAAGCAAAAGAAGAACCGGTTGAAGAGGCTGTAGATATAGAGGTGGTAGATGACACCCCTAGAGCAGATCGAAATCGTAAACCTTCCGAACCACCTGAAGAGGTTACGCAAGAAGAATTAGATCAGTATTCTGAAAAAGTCCGTAAAAGGATTAAGCATTTTAACAAAGGCTACCATGATGAACGCCGCGCTAAAGAATCTGCCCAACGGGAGAAAGATGAACTAGAGCGTTATACTCAAACATTAGTGGATGAGAATAAAGAGCTACGAGGTAATGTAAATAAAAATCAAGAGGCGTTACTTGAACAAGCAAAGCAAACGATAAGTGCAGAGCTTGAACAGTCAAAGCAGGAGTATAAAGATGCGTATGAAGCGGGGGACACAGATCGTGTTGTTGACGCTCAAGAGCGATTAACTAACGCTAAATTACGCGCAGATAAGTTAGATGACTTTGAGTTTACCCCTTTACAGGAAGAAGAAACTCCTGTAAAACCACAATCTAATCCTAGTGATCCTAAAGTTGAGGCTTGGGTAGAATCTAACCCTTGGTTTAAGGATAATAAGGAAATGCGGGATGTCGCTCTTGCTGTGCATCAAAGCTTGGTAAGAGATAGCGTAAGCCCGCAGAGTGAAGAATACTACGAGGCAATTAATGCCCGTATGCGGAAGTTTTATCCAGATTATTTTGGAGGAAATGACGAACCGGAAGTTGAAAGACCGAAGCGACGATCTAACGTGGTTGCACCCGCTACGCGGAGCACAGCACCTAAAAAGGTGAAGTTAACGCAAACACAAGTGGCCCTCGCCAATAGGCTTGGAGTCCCGTTAGAAGAATACGCCAAACAGGCTGCACTTGAAGAGAGGAGACAAAATGGCTGAGAACAAACTGAATCGTGAGCAGACCACCCGTGAAAAGGCTGTCCGAAAGCGAGCTTGGCAGCGTCCAGAGACGTTACCATCACCTACGCCACAAGATGGATATGAATTTCATTGGGTTCGTGTTAGCACACAAGGGTTAGTCGATGCTACTAATGTTTCTTCTAAAATACGTGAAGGTTGGGAACCCTGTTTAGCAAAGGATCACCCAGAGATTACAATGGTTACTGTAGAGCAGGAACGCTTTGCAGATAATGTTGTGATTGGTGGATTGATGCTTTGTAAGGCTCCGAGAGAATTGGTTGAAGAACGTACTGAACATTTTGAAAACCAAACACAATCTCAAATGGCCTCTGTGGACAACAACCTAATGCGCGAAAATGATCCTCGTATGCCGTTATTTAATGATAGGCAATCGAAGGTTACTTTCGGACAAGGCAATTAAACATTTTAGTTTTTAGAGGTTAATTATGGCATATCCTACTGTTGATGCCCCTTACGGACTAAAGCCGGTTAATTTAATCGGTGGGCAAGTGTTTGCTGGGTCTACTCGTCAGATGAAAATCGCTTCCAACTACGGCACTGCTATTTATTATGGCGATGTTGTTAAGTACGCAAGTGACGGTACTCTGAACATTGACTCTGGCACAACTACTGCCACTCCTATTGGGGTTTTTCTTGGGTGTACGTACACTGATCCTTCTACTAGTCAACTTACATTTAAGCAATCTTACACTGCAAGCACTGTTGCAAGTGATATTATGGCTTACGTATGTGATGATCCTGACGCACTATTTAAAGTAGCTGCGGTATCAGGTACGACGACTGTAGCAGGTTACGGACGTACTATCGTAAACAATAACGTATCGCTGGTTCAGAATACTGGATCAAGTGTTACGGGTAATTCCAAAGTTGCTATTCTTGGTAGCTCGGCTGCGACTACTGCTACGCTTCCCATCAGGGTTGTTGATGTAGTTACAGACACTGCTACTGCGGCAGACACTTACGTTGAGTTCATCGTTAAGTGGAACTTTGGCGATCACCAGTATTATAACGCTACTGGCGTTTAGGAGTAATTTAATATGGCTATTTCTCGCGCCCAACTATTAAAGGAACTCCTACCCGGACTGAACGCTCTGTTTGGACTGGAGTACGCTAAATATGGGGAAGAGACGAAGGAGATTTTTGAAACTGAATCTTCTGATCGTTCTTTTGAAGAAGAAACCAAACTGTCCGGTTTCTCTGCTGCACCTGTTAAAAACGAAGGCTCTGCCATCGAATATGACAATGCACAGGAAGCATGGACTGCTAGGTATAACCACGAAACAATAGCAATGGGTTTCAGTGTTACTGAAGAGGCTATCGAAGATAACCTTTATGACTCGCTATCGTCTCGTTATACCAAAGCATTGGCTCGCGCTATGGCATATACCAAACAAGTTAAAGGTGCTTCAATTTTGAACAACGCCTTTGCTGCTGGTACTACCTATGGTGATGGTCAGACTTTGTGTTCGACTGCCCACCCACTAGTATCTGGAGGTACTAACTCTAACCGTCCTAGCACCGCTGCTGACCTTAACGAAACTTCTTTGGAAGCGGCTGTTATATCAATAGCAGGTTGGACTGATGAGCGTAGTCTCCTTATTGCTGCTCGGCCTAAGAAACTCATTATCCCACCCGCACTGCAATTCGTTGCAACACGGTTGTTGGAAACTGAGGGTCGAGTCGGTACAGCAGATAACGACATCAACGCAATGCGTAGCAACGGTTCAATACCGGAAGGCTATGCGGTAAATCATTATCTTACCGATACTGATGCGTGGTTCGTTATGACTGACGTACCTAATGGCTTGAAGCACTTTACTCGTACAGCAATGTCTACATCTATGGATGCTGACTTTGATACGGGTAACAGTCGTTACAAGGCCAGAGAGCGATACTCGTTTGGGGTAAGTGATCCGCTTGGAATTTATGGATCGCCCGGAGCGTAATACGCAAATCGAAGATGGGGGTACTTGTTACCCCCTTTTTTTTGGTATAAGATCGGATTTGCCCTGACAGTTACATAATGTAGCTGACACTAGCCAAGACAGGAGACAAACATGGCGAATACTACTTTTAACGGCCCAGTCCGTTCAGAGAATGGGTTTGAACAAATCAGTAAAGCTTCCGGTACAGGAGCAATTACAACTAATCTCGATATTGATACTAGCGGTAATGTTACCACTACTGGATATGTATCGGCTTATGACAATGTTGTTTCGATTGAAGATGCTACCTATTCAGTAGAATCAACTCAATCCGGTGCAGTGTTCACATTAAACCGAGCAGCGGGTATTGTTGTAACATTACCTACCGCAGCCGCCGGACTACACTATACTTTTATAGTTGGTACAACATTTACTGGCGCGGGTCAGATCAATACAGACAACACCAGCGATTTATTTTCTGGTTTTGCTCAACTTTTTGATCCTGCAACCGCTGGCGACACTAACACTTTTATTCCTGACGCAAGCGATGACGATACAATCGATTTAGGCGCTGCTGCCCAAGGATGGTTGGTTGGCGGTATTATTCGTCTTAAAGCGACCACCGCTGCCGTTTGGCATTGTGAAGCATTCCTTCATGGTGATGGCACGTTAGCTACACCGTTTGAGTAAGGATTGTTTTATAGCAAGGAGTGATTTATGGGCTATTCAGATGTAAACGCGGTATTTATAACCGCCGATACACAAGCCTTGGATGCAGACGGTATATCAGCCGCTGCCGCTGTAGGTGAAGACGCTAGTTTAACGATTGGTGGCGCACTTGCTTCTGGTGGTAGCTGTACCTTTGATTCCGGGCGTGTCGTAACTATTTTATCCGCAGGTGATGATTCAGGTATTTCTTTTACGGTTACAGGAACGGACGTAAATGGGGATTCTCAAACTGAATCAATTACTGGCGCAAATGCAGGGACTGCTACTGGGTCAAAGTATTTTAAAACTGTCACTGCTATTGCAGCGGTAGGCGATCCAGCGGGTAATGTTTCAGCAGGGATCAATAATTCCGCCGCAGATGTTATTTTTGCGGGGAGGTCTAGGTTGAAAGGAGCCTATATCGTTAATTCCGGTACTGCTGGAACTGTTGATTTCTTAACAACCTCTCCTACTGGAACAAGCACTATGAAAGTAGGGACTGTGGCAAGTGCGACGGTTACACGGGATATTACTGTTCCAGAAGAAGGTATTTTGTTTACGAGCGGGGTCTATATACAGTATACGCAATCCACGTTTACTACCATGACCGCGTTCCACGCGTAGGAGAATATAATGGCACAATCTAAATACCGTGATCTTTCTAAAGTACAAGTACCTAAACTTACTGATAAGGAATTAGGCGATTTGAATTGGCGTCCAGATTCAGCCGCGTCAATGGCGGGTATTGGGGAGGGTAGGATTACACCACCTAAAGTAGGTGCTAGGTCTATGGCGCAAGCTAAGAAAGATCGTATGGATGATGCTATGGCAAAAGCCGTACCTGTACCTAAAATTGATCCAAAACCCCGTGTTAAAGGTCATGAAGACCGACACCGTAAGGACTCATGGAAAAACTATAAGACTATTGCGGCGGCTAAAGCAGCCGGAGAGAATTATTACATAGGTAAGGATGGTAAGAAGAAAGCCGCTCTTTTCAAAGAAGATTTAGATCCAAAGCTAAGTAAACGAGACGCTTACAATAAAGCCCTTGGGTTAAAGCGAGCTGATGGTTCTGCGGTAGAGAAAGCGAAGCCAAAGAAGGATGCGAAGAAAGACACAAAGAAAAAGTCTTTCCGAGAGCGTAGAGCCGCAAGGATGGAAGAACGTCTTGCTTCTGATTCTATAGGAGAAGGTAGGAAGAAGAGGATAAAGAAAAGGCTGTCGCGGGTGAAACGTCGAATGGGTGAACCTAAAGGTTACGCAAAAGGTGGCAAAGTTCGCGGTGTAGGTATAGCTCAACGGGGTGTACGCCCCTGTAAGATGAGGTAGGGAGTTATTTATGGCTTTAAGAGATAGATGGCAGAAAAGACGCGAAGACAGAAAAATTAAAAAGAAGAGAGGGAGGGGGAGAGACGCCTCTACTCCAAGTGGTAAACTTCGAGATTCAAAGTCTCGCGTTACAGTAACAAAAGAAAAGCCGGGTTTTGCTACGGAAGTAGAACGCGCTCCTAATACTCGGATAAAACCTTTACCTTCTGATGCGAAGGTAGATATGAAAGTTGACCAGCCCAGAACAAAACCTGCACCTGCTAAGACTAAAGCAGAATCTACTGATGTACCACCAAGACCTAAAGTAACAGGGAAAGGAGATACGTATAGTGCTCGTGATGTTAAAACTTCAAGGAAGTTTACAGGTAAAAGACCGTTAGCAAATGTAACACGCGAACAGATTGTTGATGCTGGGTTAGATCCAAATAAAAAATCTGATCTTAAAAAATACCTTAATAAGTATGATGAGCTGAAAAGAAGACCTAAAAAAGGAGACTTCAGAAAAGGTAAAATACCTTCTATGTACCCTGAAAAGAAAGCGGGGGGCGGTGCGGTTAGAAAGCCCGCTGTTCCGGGCTACAAAAGAGGTGGAAAAGTTCGTGGTGCAGGTATAGCTCGTAAGGGTGTACGACCTGCTAAAATGAGGTAAGGGGAAAGATATGCCCGTACCAGCAGTAGTAGCGGCTATATTAGCGTTTATAGCAAAACGTGGGTTAAAGGCTGCTACTAGAAAATATGGTAAGAAAGCTGTAGAGGAGGCTAAAGAAAGAAAGAAAGCGGGGGAAAAGAGGATACAAGAAGGGAAAAAGAGCAGGGAGAAGCAAGACGTTCAACTCTTTGACCATCCAGAGCCGCAATCTCCACGATTAGACCCAAAAATTTTAGAGCGGATAGCTAAAGAAAAGCCCCCTAAAGCATTAATGGATAAAATCGGTAAAGTATTAGCCGCAAAACAGCGGCAAAGCAGTAAAAGGGAGTGGATAGAATCTGGTAGAAAAAAATTAGAGGATATAGCGCCTGTCCCTGCGGCAGCAGAATCTATTGATATACTAAGAAAAAAACGGGAAGAAGGGTTCAGAAAAGGTGGTAAAGTTAAGAGAAGTAAACCAAAAGTTCGTGGTGCAGGTATAGCTCGTAAGGGTGTACGACCTGCTAAAATGAGGTAAGGAGACTTGTATGGATAAATTTGAAGTCTATCAGAACGGTAATTTCGTAGATGGCAGATCTGTATTTCAGATTGGTGTTAAGCAGGAGAATGGTTCTTATGCCATCGTAGATGCTGACCTAATGAGTGAAGAGGAGGCAAAAGCTCGATTGAAGGAGCTACAGCCACCTAAGAAAGCCGCCGCTAAGAAAGAACCGGCTAAGAAAGAACCGGCTAAGAAAGCAGCTAAGAAGAAGTAGATGGCGACATCCGGCACTACTGCTTTTAATCCTGAGTTTACTGAGATCGCTGAAGAAGCGTGGGAACGTGCTGGGCGTGAAATGCGTACCGGTTATGACTTACGAACTGCTCGTAGGTCTATGAATTTATTGACTATTGAATGGCAAAATAGAGGAATAAATTTATGGACGATAGACGAAGGATCGGTCACTTTAACTGAGGGTACGTCTGAATATGATCTACCCGCTGATACGGTTGACCTGTTAGAACACGTTGTTCGTACAGATTCAGGTAATGCAACTTCACAGCAAGACCTTACGATAAGTCGTATTAGTGTCAGCACTTATTCGTCTATCCCTAATAAGTTATCAGAAGGTAGACCCATACAGGTTTACGTGGAACGTCTTCGTGCTACCCCCAAGATCAATATATGGCCTGTACCGGATAAAAGTGGGTATGTGTTCTATTATTGGCGTATGCGCCGTATAGAGGATGCAGGTAGCGGAACAGAAACTGCGGATATGAATTTTAGGTTTTTACCTCCCTTGATGGCGGGGTTGGCTTATTATATCGCCCAGAAAGACCCTGAGTTAATGCCCCGTGTCCCTATGCTAAAAGATATTTATGAAGAACAATTTGATTTGGCGGCAGGAGAAGATAGGGAGAAAACCTCTGCTCGATTTGTTCCTCGTATTGGGTTTGTCTAGTCATGGCAAATCGGTTTGCTTCAGCCCGAAAAGCGTTAGGGATTTGCGATGTTTGTGGATTTCAGTATAAGTTACGAGAACTTAAAGACCTAGTTGAAAAAGGTCGGAATACGCATATAAAAGCGTGTCCTGAGTGTTGGAACCCCGACCAACCCCAGTTAAGATTAGGTGAGTTTCCTGTTAATGACCCTCAAGCAATACGAGACCCGCGTTCAGATAGTGCGGGATTAGCAGAAAGTAGAGATATCCAATGGGGATGGAACCCGGTGGGTGTAGGAAGAGACCCGTATGATTTAACACCTAACGATTTAGTTGGGACGGGAGAAGTAGGAACAGTAACCATAGTGACTTCATAGGAGCGTAAAATGGACGTATTTGGTATGAAAGAGGTGAAAGTGCAGAAAGATAAGGGTGTATACCCTTGTAAAGACGCCCCTAAGCCTGATATGAGCGGGATTAAAACTTCTGGGATTAAGATGCGCGGTGCAGGTGCCGCGACTAAAGGTACGATGGTACGTGGTACGCTTGCATGAGTATGACCTACGCCCAATTAACGGCAAACATAGAGGATATCTGTGAGACTTCCTTTACAAGCGATCAGCTTGCTATGTTTACCCAACAAGCTGAACAGACTATTTATAATACTGTACAGCTCCCTTCGCTTCGTAAAAATGTGACAGGAGCGTTGACTTCGGGTGTTAAGTACTTATCAGTACCCACAGATTATCTCTATACATTTAGTTTAGCAGTACTTGATTCGGATGGTGTGTTTACGTATTTATTGAATAAAGATGTTAATTTTATACGAGAAGCGTACCCCAACCCTTCAACTACAGGGGCACCGAAACACTACGCTATATTCGATGATTCTTCTTTTATTCTAGGGCCAACCCCGAACAGTGGGTATACGATGGAGTTGCATTACGGGTATTACCCCGAATCCATCGTTACAGCAAGTACGCTGCCTTGGCTAAGTGAAAATTTTGATTCCGCTTTATTAAATGGCGCTTTAGTGGAGGCGATACGGTTTATGAAAGGTGAGTCGGATTTGGTTCAGCTCTATAACAATATGTATTTACAATCTATAACCCTATTGAAGAACCTT